ATTGACACTAAGGTCGGTATGGCCTTCCATATTACATTGTCAGGTGTTAAGAAAGCATGGCAAGACTTTGATGCAGATCATGTTGTGTTTTGTTTAGAAGGTCGTAGCTGGCGCAAGGACTATTATGAGCCTTACAAGCGCAACAGAAAAGTTGCTCGCGATGCACTAACTCCTGCACAGCAAGAAGAAGATACAATCTTTTGGGAGTGCTTTGACGAATTTAAAACATTTATTACAGACAAAACTAACTGTACAGTAATGCGTCATCCGCAACTAGAAGCAGATGACTTAATTGCTGGTTGGGTGCAAGCACACCCTAATGACAATCATGTTATTATTAGTACTGACGGCGACTTTGCACAACTTATTGCACCTAATGTACAACAGTACAACGGTGTTAGCAATACTATTATTACACACGAAGGATACTTTGACGATAAGAAGCGTGAGCCTGTTATTGACAAGAAAACTAAAGAACCTAAGCCGGCTCCTGAGCCTGCCTTTATGTTGTTTGAAAAGTGTATGCGTGGCGATACTAGTGACAACGTGTTTAGTGCTTACCCTGGTGTACGCAAGAAAGGCACTAAGAACAAAGTAGGTCTTATTGAAGCATTTGCAGACAAAGACACTAAAGGCTACAACTGGAATAACATGATGCTACAGCGTTGGACTGACCACGAAGGTGTAGAGCATCGTGTACTAGATGATTATAATCGTAATGTTGTATTGTGTGACTTGACTGCACAACCTACAGAAATTAGAGAGATAATTAATAGTACTATCGAAGAGAACGCAAAACCTAAAACAGTACAGCAAGTAGGTATGCGTCTTATGAAATTCTGTGCTAAGTGGGATATGCAACGTATTGCAGACCAAGCACAGTCTTATGCAACACCCTTACAAGCGAGGTATACAAATGACAATTAATGCTAAACCAATTTTAGAGGATAAGTTTTGGATTGTTGAAGAAGCTGGTGAAAAAGTTGGAACACTTAGTAAAAATGATGAAGGATTTATTTTTAGTAATAAAGGTAAAATTATTTTTTATCCTGATGCAGCAGATCTAACTAAAAAGTTTGGTCCTAGTTTTTTAACTGCAAAAGTTATTGCACCTGCAGAACAAAAAGACTTTTCAGTACACGGATTTCCAACACGTACAACACCATACAATAGCATGTTTGATATCCAAAACAAACTTCCGTTATTTACAAAAAGCGAAAAAAGTCGTAGTGTTTATTGTGCAGGATATTATCTAATTAAGTTTAACGTAAATTGGCTTAAAAGTTTTTGTCCAAAGCAAGTTACTGTAGAGCGTAACGAATACATGGGTCCATATAAGACCGAAATTGAAATGAAACTGGCCCTAAGTAATGTCAAACGATCCGATTAACACTGCTCCATTACAACAGTTTATTAAACAAGTTCAGGCTGCCGAAAACAGTCGTGCCAAAGAAGTTCGTATGGATATTGCACAAGCAAAAAATCTTTCGTTTACTTTAGGTATAGTAATGAGTCGATTGCACGGAGATCTTGAAAAATTTGTCAAAGAAAATGCTAGTGGAGCATCAGACGACATCATAAAAGTTGAAATCGGTGGTGGTGGAGAATGGAAATAGTCTGCAAAAAATGATAAATATATGCGTATATAACTAAAGGATACGCACATGAGTAGACCAGCACCGCATATATTAATGGAATTTGTAGATGGCAAAACCTACAAAAGTGAACAGGTACTTGATGCTGAGGCCATTTGGGCTGTGTTCTACAAAGACAAACCATTCAACTTAAAGTCACAAAACAAATTAACAAATTATCCTGGACCTAAGTATAAGAAGACAAGTTTTTCAAATCCTGGACATGCAATTAATCTTTCTAAGAAACTAAACATAATGTTTAAGACTAACGACTTTGCTGTATTTAAATTAACAGCAGGCGAAAAAGTTACAAATGAATAAGACAGTATATACAAAACTTTTTTTAAAACAACTTAACCTAGCAATTAGTAAAGAGAACATAGCTCAGTACTTTCCAACATGGTGGAAGAACACTAGAGAAAAAGAAGTAGGCGGGCTTCGTTTAACCGAAGAAGGTTTTGACATGCTTTCTAAAATTGATCTAGCAACATATAAAATACTATATCCACCTGATATGCCAATTACTACACAAGTAATTATATTTTTAGATCAGTTTATTGACTGTCCATATTACCTTGATAACACTGCTATACACGTAACCAACGAGAAAAAAGCAGTTGAACTTACACTGTTTAGTGGTGATCTTCGTAAGTATGGTATAACAAAAGCCATGAAAAGATCAGAAAATTTGCCAAGTAGAGGTTGACAATCATTAATTCCAATGTTATATTAGTTTATAGGCACTGATAAACATGAGAGGAATACAGCATGTCAGATTTAAGAACAGTTTCGCCAAACAAGGCAAAAGCAAGTTTGCGCCGGGCAATGCGCAAAAAACGTCCTATCTTTATTTGGGGTCCTCCCGGTATTGGTAAATCGGATATTGTAGGGCAAGTTACAGATAGTTTTACTAATTCTCATTTGATTGACATTCGTCTTTCATTGTGGGAACCAACAGATATTAAAGGCATTCCTTACTTTGATTCAACACAAGGTAAAATGGTGTGGGCACCACCTATGGAATTGCCAGATGAAGAAATGGCATCTAAGTACGATCATATTACATTGTTCTTAGATGAAATGAATTCTGCGGCACCGGCTGTACAAGCGGCTGCTTATCAATTAACACTCAATCGTCGTATTGGTGAATATAAATTACCAGACAACGTTGTAATTGTTGCCGCAGGTAACCGTGAAGCAGACAAAGGCGTGACATATCGTATGCCTGCTCCACTTGCTAACCGATTTGTTCACTTAGAACTAGCTGTCAGTTTTGATGACTGGTTTGAATGGTCAGTTGCAAACAATATCCACAAAGACGTTGTTGGCTACTTAACTTTTGCCAAAGGCGATTTGTACGATTTTGATCCACGTAGTTCTAGTCGTTCATTTGCTTCTCCTCGCTCATGGACGTTTGTATCGGAACTACTTGAAGATGACGATGACGAGTCTACTACAACAGATCTAGTTGCTGGTTCTGTTGGCGAAGGACTTGGAATTAAATTTATGGCGCATCGCAAGATTGCATCTAGTATGCCTAATCCAAGCGATATTTTATCTGGCAAAGTAAAAGAGTTACAGACACAAGAAATCAGTGCCAAGTATTCCTTGACTGTAAGTCTTTGTTACGAGCTTAAAGAAGCATGTGACAAAAATGATAAAAAGTTTGACGATAAAGTCAACAACTTTTTACGCTTTGCAATGGATAACTTTGAAACTGAATTAGTTGTTATGGGTATTAAACTAGCTCTTACGCAATACTCACTACCAATTGATCCAGATGCAATTGCATGTTTTGATGAATTCCATGACCGTTATGGTAAGTATATCAAAGCTGCTCAGAGTGCATAAGACGCCATACAGTTGGGCGGGTCAATCTCGCCCAACTTTTCTCTTGACAACTGTTAAATATTAGTGTATAGTTAATATAAGAGCTGATAGAAAGGGCAACTATGTTAGATTTTTTACCACAGTACGTAGCAATGCATATGTCTGCTAGTAAGACAGCATCTGAACTTAGAACATGGCAACCAGATCCAGACATAACAGAAGAACAGTTAGATGAAATGGATAAAGAAGTACATGAGCGTATTATTACTGCTCGTGTTGGTTTGTTATTAAGACATCCGTTTTTTGGCAACATGGCTACACGTTTAAAAATTCAACGTGCAGATTGGCTACCTACAGCCGCCGTAGACGGTCGTAACTTGTTCTACAATGTTCAATTCTTTAATGCTATGAACAATAAAGAAATTGAATTTGTTGTAGCACATGAAATTTTACATATGGTATTTGATCACCTTACACGTAGAGAAGACCGTGATCCACGTTTGTATAATATTGCTGCCGACTATATTGTAAACAACTTATTGGTAGACGACCGTATTGGTACTATTCCAAGTATTGTAAATTGCTTCCAAGACTTTAAATATCGTGGTTGGGCAAGTGAAGCAGTATACGACGACTTGTTTGATCAAGCCAAGCAAAACGGCGAAGAGTTCTTAGAGCAATTAGGCGAAATGCTAGACGAGCATATTGACTGGGAAGGCGAGGACGAAAGTAAAGAGGGCAAAGGCAAAGGACGTCCTACATATACAAAAGAAGAACGTGAACAAATCAAAGACGAGATCAAAGAAGCAATGATTCAAGCATCGCAAAGTGCAGGTGCCGGAAATACTCCAGCAGGTGTACAGCGTTTGATCAAAGAACTTACAGAACCTAAAATGAATTGGCGTGAGATAATTCAACAACAAATTCAGAGTACTATTAAAAGCGATTACACGTTTAGTCGTCCGTCACGCAAAGGCTGGCACACTGGTGCTATTCTGCCAGGCATGAATTTTGAAGAAACAATTGATATTTGTGTTGCAATAGACATGAGTGGTTCAATTGGTAATGAACAGGCAGCAGACTTCTTAGGCGAAGTACATGGCATTATGGAACAGTTCAAAGACTACAAAATTAAGATATGGTGCTTTGATACAAAAGTATACAATGAAGATGACTTTACTGCTGATGACGGTCGTGCAATTACAGACTATGAAATTAAAGGCGGCGGTGGCACTGACTTTGACGCTAACTGGACTTACATGAAAGAGCAAGGTATACAGCCTAAAAGATTCATTATGTTTACAGACGGGTATGCGTGGGATAGTTGGGGCGACCCAGACTGGTGCGAAACAGTATTTGTTATCCATAGTAACCACGATAAGAACCTTGAGGCACCGTTTGGTATGACAGCGCACTACGAGGAGGCTGCGTGATAAAAAACAAAATTAATCCTTTAGATGTTTTAGACATACGTAAGGTGGATTTCTGTCCACCTTACTTTGAAACAACGACCTTTGCAATGAAGTATAACATTACTAGTGCAATGGAAGAATGGATTACATCAAACTGTAACGGTAGATATTTTATTGGACGAGCTGTCCAATTAGTAGACGATCAAATCACACCTTCGCTAAAAGTAGGATTTGAATCACCTTCAGAACTTAGCTATTTCTTATTAGCTTGTCCACATCTGAAGTATAATTAAGAAAAGCCAAATAAGTAATTTATAATAGGAGTATTAAAATGGCAGAAGAACAAACACAACCTGATCCAAACGAACTAACAATCCAGGATTTAGCCACTATGAAAGGCATCATTGATGTTGCTAGTGAGCGTAGTGCATTTAAACCAAAGGAAATGGCAGCAGTTGGGATTATCTATAACAAATTAGAGTTGTTTCTAAACAATGTTGAAGAACAACAAAAACAAGCCAAGGAAGCAGCAGAAGCAGCAGCCGCCGCTGCGCCTGCTCCAGAGGCTACTACAGAAAGCGAGTAATACATGTATAAACACGTAGGAAGAATTAAAAACAATCAACGAAAGGTAGTTGTAGCGTATCGTACAATTCCAAATGATCCATATTCATGTTTGGTTGTTACATCAGATGCGTTAGCCGCAGCAGACCACGACGATCTAATGAAGTTAGTTGAGTCAGATGCAGGCCAAAGAGCAGATGAATTTTACGAAGCAATGGAACGTCAATATCTTTCAGATGGTAGAAATATGTTAGCTGGACTACATACAACTGGACATATGCGTAAGTTTCCAACAAATGAAATTGAGATGGTTCCTAATAGATCAACTGCGATACTGTTAAGTGAATTAAACGAAGTTATTGCAAAACAAAAAGGTGTGGCACTTGAGGATCTTGCTGTTAAAAGTAGAGCAAATCCTGCACCAGCTGCTAACCCAGTTGAAACTCCAGCACCTACTACACTAGAAGCTCCTCAAAATGAAGTGTTGACAGATGAAGACATTGCTGCTAAATTACGTAGTGACGCTGATAGACTGTTTAAAGAAGCAAAAGCTCTAAGAGAACAAGCCGAAGAACTATCCCCGACTAAACGTAAAACAGCAAAGAAAACAACTGAGAGCGCATAGTGAGTGGAAGATCCAAATAACACCACCGACGAAACCAACTGGGACGATATATTTCAAGATATCGAAATTGAAATTCTGCCCATTGAATATATGAAAAAATGCATTATTAAGTTTAAAGATGGGAATGTATGGGAAGTTGATATTAAAGATAGTCGTAAGAAACAATCTATTGACGATATTGAACAAAGTTTAGAAACACTGTTTCAAGAATATGAACCAACTATTGATAATATTGATTTTCGAATGGATATGGAGCGTATTAAAAAAGACTTGACTAAACGAGTTAAACGTTTTCTCAAATTAAATAAATGATAATTACTTCTAGGTGATAAATACTTTAACAAGAAAGAATATCACCTAGGAGAATTTCAAATGGCATTACAGCTAAGACGTGGAACCAATGCAGAAAGAGCTGCCGAGACTTTTGCTGTTGGCGAACTAATATACACAACTGATACTAAACAAATATATGTTGGCGACGGATCAACACAAGGCGGAGTATTAGTATCAAGTAGCGCAGCAAGCTCACCTGCATCATTAACACAAAATTTAAGTTTAAATGGATTTAATATTTCAGGAACAGGGAATATTAGTGCAACCGCTTTTGTAGGTGACGGCAGCGGATTAACTGGTATTGCTAGTGGAGCAGGTGTTGAAGAAGGCCAAGAGTATTCAATTGATATACAGGGTAATGTTAGAGGTGATGACACTACTGTATTAGTTGATGCAGCATTAGGCAGAGTAAGTGCAGACCATTACGGCGATGGTAGTAACTTAACAGGTATTACACTTAATCAACTTTCTAATGTAGACACAACAGGTGTAACAACAAATAGTATTTTAAAGTATGATGGTGCAGATTGGGTAATAGGCGTCGATAATAACAGCGGCGGTGGCATAGGTTCTTCATTAACTGGCGACTTAGATTTAAACAATAATAAGATTCTTGGTACAGGTGACATTGATATATTAGGATACATTGAAGCTGATACTATTTCTGGTAATCTGTTAGCAACCGATTCAACAGTAATGATAAACGCTGCTACACGAACTATTACAGCTTCGACTATTACAGGTAGTCTGATTGGCGATGTAAGAGGTAGTGTGTTTGGCGATGATTCATCTGTAATTATCGATGCTGTAAATAACACAATTACTGGGACTATAACATCTGCAACCATTGCCCCTGATAATCAACAATTAACTGTTGCCAGTGGAATACCGACAGCGGAAATGACTTTAAAAGTCAATGCAGATAATGCTAGAAGTAATTTACGACTCACAAGAGAAACTACTTCAGATCTTACAGGCGATACTAGTAGCCAATACGGTGCTATTTTGTTTGAAAGAAATGATGCAAACGGAGAGTTAGCAACTTCTGTTATTTTTGGAAGAGAAAACTCGCTATATTTTGGTAACTCGTCTGACGGAGTCTTAAACACAGGATCCAAATATTTTGTTTGGAAAGACAATAAGTTTGGCATAGGAATTACATCGCCGACAGAACAACTAGACGTAGCTGGTAATGCTAAAATTGACGGCTTTGTACAAACAGGATCATTAACAACTACCGAACGTAATGCGCTTACAGCAGCAAATGGTATGATATTGTATAATAGTACAACAAACCAATTAGAGTCATACGAAAATGGTGCGTGGGCTGCAACCGGTGGTGCTGGTGGTGGCGGTGATGTAGTTGATGATACAACACCACAACTAGGCGGCAACTTAGATTTAAATAGCAATAACATTACCGGTACAGGTGCTATAAACATTACCGGTGCTATAACTGCTTCAACCACTGTTACAGCAGGGTCACTTGTATTTGGAACAACTAATATTGACACTAGTGACAGTAGTGGTATTACAATTACTCCAGCTGTAACTGTAAGTAGTGATTTAACAGTTGAAAATGATCTAGTAGTAACTAATACTGTAACAGCAGATAGATTTATATCAACAGGTACAGAAACACCAGAAATTAGTGCAAGTGCTAACTTAAACTTAACAGCAGGAAATGCTGTTGTGGTAACAAGTTCACCACTACGTATGGCAAGTTTTACTACAACAGAAAGAAACGCATTAGCAGCCCAAAACGGCGACATTATATACAATACAACGGATAACAAATTCCAAGGTTATGAAAACGGTGCATGGGCTAACTTAATCTAAGGGGGCTTAAATGAGCGAAAAAGAATATATTGTCACACTAGAAGCAGGTGTTGACTACGATGCATTTAATGCAGAAATGATTGCAAACACGGGTGCAGGAGATATTCCTAATCGCACAGTTGCAGTAGCAAACGCAAGACCATTAAGTCAGCGTAATACTCACTATAGCTTAACTGATGAAGAAGCTGTTGCGTTACGTAGTGATGCTAGAGTAGTTGATGTACAAATTCCACCCGAACTTAGAGACGATATTGAAATTGGTAATAACGCACTTGTTACTGATGCATTTAGAAAAACCAGTGCTATTACCGCAGCTGATCTAAACTGGGGCAATGCTAGATGTGTTGTTAGAGAAGACTTATGGGGTAGTGGTACAACCAGTGTTACAGCAGACTTTCCGCATACACTAACAGGCCAAGGTGTTGATATTGTTATACAAGATTCAGGACTACAGTCTGATCATATCGAGTTTACAAAAATTAATTACAATTCAAACAATATGTACAACAAAGGTGCAATAACATCTGATAGCACAAACGGAGCAGTTTTTGACAGAAGTATACAAGTAAAAGGTGTTAAGATTGTTTTAGCTGGTGCAGTTGGTGGAGCAACAACAGTTCCTGATGAATGGGGTAATAAAGTTGCTCAGATGTATAATTGGTTCCTTGATCCAACAGCAGCAAATGTTTCACCACCAATCCAAGAAAATTTAATACTTACACTTAGAGGCGATGCCGAAGTTAGCTGGCACCAAGGTAAACAAACAGCGCAACGTGTTGGCTACGGTGGTGGTGCTTCATATACTCCAAACTGGTTAACAGACGACGGAGCAGCACAGTATGCTGGTTATGTTAACTTTTTAGATAGTTATATGATGAATGATATGGTGTGGTATCAAAACAGTAGTGGCACACCAGGAACTGGTGACATCGATGCTCAAGAAGTTATTGAACACATATTCCATACACTACACATGCACGGACTGCCAGCGCAAGATTTAAAAATGTATGCTTACTTATCAGCTGACTGGGCAACTGGTCCTTTATATGCAGCAATGGAAGAAGCATTTGACGCAGGCAAATGGGATCCTTCAGGTTACCAATTAAATCCAGATGATTGGAAGACAGACGCAGATGCATTTGAAGTAGCAGCAAAAGAATACTTGTATCTACTAAACTTTTGTATGTTTGATTATTCAAGTTTATGGGATGGCGGTAGTCTTGCTCCTGAATGGACAGACGATGTCAGAACACCAGCACAAATTGAATCAACACTTCCGTTAGGTTATGCTTTATTTAAAAAGTATATCGAACCATGTATTGCTAAAGTTTCTAAAAGAGTTATACAAAGTTTATTTGGTGACGGAGACACAGGCAATCCATTTGATGCAGGACACTCAGGATATTCACCAGATGCACTAAGTAGAGTAAAAGAAATTGATTGGTATGCTCACAGTGGTGTAAGCGGTACAATGAGTGCAAACCATTATAGAGACTACAACGGACACGGATCGCACTGTGGTGGTACTGTAGCAGGTCGTACATTAGGCTGGGCTCGTGATGCAGACATATATAGTGTAAAAGTTGGCGGATTAGAAGGCGCAGGCGATAGTGGCGGTATTAGTGTAAGCAATTGTTTTGATGTTATCAAAGGCTGGCACAACAACAAGCCAGTGGACCCTAAGACTGGATTTAAGCGCCCTACAGTAGTCAATGCTAGTTGGGGATATAGCGGAACACGTAGTACTGATCCTACTGCTATAACCTATAGAGGCAATAGTTTAACACCAGGAACTGATGGTGTAGTAAACACCGACAACGATTGGTATACATATTTTGGAATTATTCCACAGATTGGTGGTAGTAGAAAACTTAATGTTAGAGTAGCAAGTGTAGATGCAGATGTTGAAGAATGTATAGCAGCAGGTATACACTTCTGTATAGCAGCTGGTAATAGTTATTGGTACATTGATACCGCTACAGGCGACAATTGGAATGACACAATCACTGTAGGCAACGGTGCAGAAACTCCATATAGAGGTAGTAGTCCATACAGCACAAATGCGTTTATGGTTGGCAATATAGATACTAGCTATCAAGGATCATTAGAACAAAAAGCAGAGTCAAGTTGTCACGGTCCGGGAGTAGATATTTTTGCTCCGGGTACTAGTATTATGAGTTGTGCTAGTACAGACAAATCGGGTGGATGTGATTTAACAGATGGTACCGAAGCAAGTGTAAGTACAGTACAGTCTCCTATTACAGGTTCAAGTGCTACAGACGAATGCATGAAGATATCAGGCACTAGTATGGCGTCTCCGCAAGTAGCAGGAATGGTAGCAAGTGTACTTCAGGCCAATCCAGGCATGACACCTGCACAGATGAAAACATACATTCATAACAATGCTACACAAGATTTGTTATTTACAGATACACAATCAGGTACTAGCCCAGTTACACATGCGTTTGTAATCGATGCTGCTAACGGCACAAGTGATTACACATTTAATAGTGCTACAGACCGTAGTGGTGCTGTAAGTGGCAATGACCCAGCAATTACTATATACGAAGGTGATACAATTACACTTACAAATAATACTGGCGCTCATCCGCTGTATATAAAATGGCAAAGTTCGACTGGTACAGGAGATGCAGTAAGCACACCTGCTGCAACAAACCAAGGCCCTACAAACGGCACAGTTAGTTGGACCCCTACAGTACCAGGTGTATATTACTATCAGTGTAGTGCGCATCTAGGAATGAACAATACTATTACAGTTTTACCTAAACAAGCCTGGGGTGATGACGATAGTATTACTAGAAGTCCTAATAGAATACTTTATTCACCTTTATGGAGTGATCCAAACAGTATGGGCATGAAAGGTTCTATTACTAGAACTTAATTTTGTTGACATTATAAATACTGTATGGCTCAATGTAAAATTGTATTTGTAAGCGTTCCTAAAATCTCGCCCGATACGCCGCCCGCTGGTCCGGCGGTTCTAAAAGCATACTTGTTAAAAAATAATATACAGTCAACTTACTTAGATTGGAATAGAGATTTTTATGATGTATGCAAGGAAAGACAATATTGGTCATTTGGCACTGTAGAAGGAAACTTACTTCAAAACGATGAGTTTGATCGCATATGGAAAATAAACTATTCTTGGATTAAAGAATACTTCAAAACAAATATTCCTATTACTTGCAAGTATATCGGGTTATCTCTTTTTAGTTTTGAAAGTGCATATGCTGCTGAAAAACTTAGCGTATTTTTTAAAAAACATTTCCCTGATAAAAAGATAGTTATAGGCGGACCAGGGTCAAACACTGTTTCAAAAAAATTTCTAGAAGACAATTTAATAGACTATAGTATACCCGGTGATGGCGAAGAAGCATTGGTTAAATTGCTGAACAACGAATCGCACCCTGGAATAAACAATTACTATATAGACAAGAAACTTAGCATGGACGATATTCCTGTTGGCAATTTCGATGATTTGAATTTGTCGAGATACAATGGCGGAATTTACATAAGAACCAGCAAAGGATGTGTGTTAAATTGTTCTTTTTGTGATGTAAAAAGTCTTTGGTCAAAATTCCAATTCCAAAGCCCTAGTAAAATAGTAGAAGATTTAAAAATTATAAGAGACAAATATCCAGAGGTAAAAGACGTAAAATTTGCCGATAGTTTACTTAACGGCAGTATGAGTAAATTTCGAGAATTATTAACCTTAATGGCTGCTGAAAAATTTCCAATGAACTTTGAAACCAAAATAATTATTAGACCTTCTAAACAAATGCCAGAGGAAGACTACAAACTAATGGCAGATGCAAACTTTAAGGTAGTGTTGCCCGGTGTAGAGAGCGGAAGTGAAAGTGTGAGACAGCACATGGGTAAAATGTTTTCCAACGATGATTTAATATTCTTTATGAACAATATGCAGAAATACAATCTCAAAGCAGTATTTTTGTTTATTATAGGATACATAACCGAAACAGAAGAAGACTTCCAAGAAACATTAGATTTAATTACATTAATCAATACAAAGTATGCAGATGTAGTTCCAACTATTGCTATGGGAGAACAGTTGTTTATTCTTCCAGGGTCTCCGCTAAGTGACAAGCATTTTGACTTTGATGTATTTGATCACACATATTGGGAGATAAACGGAAACACCAAGACTGTTAGAGAAGACAGGAATGCACGTTTAATAGAACATACTAATAATATGAATATTAATACAGTATGTCGCAAGGCCAGCGAAGGAAATACTGTATTAAAATACAAAGGAGACCAGTCTCTTTAATTACTTAAATTTTGAAAAAGCAGGTAATAATTGTTTATATGACAAATCGTAATACGATACTGATAATAAAATAGTATTAGTATCAGATACCACGTACCCCCCGTGGGGATATTTAGTATCCATTAAAAATGGCAAACGATAATCGTAATGATCAAAATATTTAGATTCATATTGCCATCGTTGAGATTTTCGAACAATGCCGTCATCGCCTGTCTTATTAGGTGATTCAATTTCGACTAACTTTTTAAGAAACTTTTCCTTAGCATAAAAACATCTAGAAGACGAATAATCAATTTGTACTGGAATTTGTAATGCAACTTTTCTTCTTGAATCGCAATGCGGATTGGAAGATCCTTTAGTAAATCTAAAACGATGAACATCGTCAGCTGTAACAGGTAAAGATTTATTAATAAACGAGATTAAATCAGGAGGACATTGAATACAGAATGTTCTTGGATCTCCACCTAAGGAGAATTCGTCAGACGTATCTGTTGTTGTAGAAAAATTTACAGCAGCATCAATTACTGCCTGCGGAAAATTTGGCAAGACACAAATCATTGTAGTTTTTTATATATACCTAACTCTTCAAACATTACATCATGCACTGCTATTCTAAACAGCAACCGATCTTTAGTTGGTGCAGATACACCGTGACTAACTTGCGTATTTAGTATAGTTAAAGATTGATAAGTTAATTCAAAGTTTTTATTATTGTGTTCGCATACTACAGGTCCAGTATTTTCTGACAGCGGCAACAAAAATGCAACCTTGCTCATACCGTCAATATGCATTGGCATACTCCCACCAGCCTTGGTTAAAAAGAAATCAGCACGCCAGTCTTTGGTAGGCACACCGAACTCTTTAAACATTTTGATTATAAATTTTTTTAATTTTATATCATACTTGTTAATATGTTTGATGTAATGATGTACCATTTTTCTTCCATACATAGTGTCCTGGTACTCTTCATGTTCTGCGTACAGTTTATTAGTATCAGTCCATTCCATTTGATCCATGTAAGGAGCAAAAAAATCGTAATCTCCTTTTATGCCTGTTTCTATTACAAAAGGGTCGTGTAGTTTTATTTGCATTTCCAATGACTCCAAAAATTATGATGTGTTTTTTTAAATTCTACAAGTGCAAGACTTTGCCACGACTTAGTATCTTGGGCGTCAGGCGATACTAAAAAAGGCCCTTCTTTATATTCCCAACTGTGTGTGCCGCGTTTGTCAAGTTCTTTAATAAATCTACTAAAAAACTTGATTGCTCTCAACTCTCTACTGATAAATCCTGTATCAAACCCTAGGCTCGATGCAGTAATCATTTGTTGTTGAATACAGCAAAATGTGCTGGGTCGTAGAAGTTCTCGTGTGAATTTTTTTCTACTGTATGTTTTATCATGATAAAATCTGTTTAACAGCCTCACACTATTTTTAGGATAACAATCTCGCACATGCCCTGTGGCAAATCCTACTACTTGTTTATCACGTTTATACATAGTCACAAAAGGAAACTGTAAAAAATCCATATTAATATAATTCTTTACTAATCTGTGATCATCTCTAAAGTGCAATTCATTGCTAAAGTCTGTTAACTGTTTTGCTAACTCAGGATAATCAGTTGGTATAAATGTGTATATGTCTGCCGGACGGGTATCTTGCTCTAACGTAGCAGCAGGACTAAACAGTAGATTAGTATCAATTTCACTAATTTCTAAAATCACAAATCATCCTGTCCGTTAAGAGATATCACAAGATGTGTTCTTCCTTCGGTTCCGTTGTTTTCTGCCCAATGTGTAAGTCCGGTATTTAAAAAGTAAACCGAACCGTCTGCTGGCATGTGTATTTTATTAATACCATTTTTATCTTTTACGCACATTACGGCATCTTGATTTGTAATAATAGGAATATGCACACGTATGCTGTATGTAGTATTATAGTCTATATGAGGCTTAATACTATGACCCGGTGCCATATACGCAAATCTAGTGCGTGTTACAGGTGCTTTAAACGTGTCTAATACATCATTCCAGTACCCGGTACATATATCTTTACGGCGTGTATAACGTCTCTCGTCCATTACTGCTTGGTACGCAGGATCTTCTACGTTGGTACTTTTCCTATAAGTTGCAACACGAGTATCATTGTCTAACTTGCGCTCAGGGCGTTCACCGTCAAACTCTGTTAAACTTAGCTGTCTATAAAATTTACTGCCCTGCGAAACGTTTTCTGAAGTATTTGCAAACTTTTTTAGATGATCTAATTTTGTTTTACTATTGTAAAAATCGCCATATGCACTATCCGGATTGCTTGCATCTAAATCATTGTATAACTCTGGATTGCTAAATTTTTCAAATGCTGTTAGTAGTTTATTCATATCAAACTGATAGGGCAATTTTAAAAAGGCGGGGAGTTGTTTTCTGTTAAGTAATGCTGTCATTGTGGGCCTGCTTTGTATAAAGATAAAATCCTAAATCTATCAACTGCTGATCTAGTGTATTACGTTCTTTGGAAAATATCCATTGCTGATAACTTTCTAATGTATCAAAATATCTAGTAATATTTATATGATCACTGTTTATCAATTGAAAGTCTGAATGTATAGTGTGCAAAAACGGCGGAACACCGACAATTTCTTCTATGTAGGACAATGCTTGTTCAACAGTATCAAATGACTTAGGTAGTTTAACTAACGAGTTATAGATAATCTTAGACATTTTTGTGTGCTCATTATATTTGTAAAGTTATCAGTAACATCAACTACATGTCCTTGAAGTTTAGTAGATAACCATTCATCGTTGTAAAAAGTTAAAAAATACATATGATTAGAAAACTTTGGCAAATCTTTTATGTTATCAAATATTAATATTTGATTTGATACAGTGTTTACACAAAGGTATACTACATCCTTGTTTGAAATCTTTTCTACAATATAATTTTCATGACCAGAAAAATATTCTTGTCTATGCGATAATATCTTATATATTGAATCTCGATTAATCGAACTAAAAAAAGTTGCCAGTATATCTCCACCGGGTGCAATGTGCGATTTCAGTTTGTTTGTTGTATAAGAAAATTCATCAAATGTAGTATGAGTAAACACGCTAAAAGCAACTGCTGTTTCGATACCTGTTGGTATATCAGGCCAATCATCCGTAGTGCTATACTCACAATTGTATTGATAGTTGTATTTGTTGTAGTGTATCCACTGATGTTGTGGATATGTTTTTTTGTTGTTTTTGATTATTCTGCTATCAATATCTAAACCAATATATTCACCGGTAAACTTTTCATTGAGAAAGTTTGCATGATTGCAACCAAAGTCTAAAACTTTAGTGCTGTCTAATGCCTTAATAGCATTAAAGTATTTTTTTACATCATACTTTAAATACATTACGATATTTTTCAAACACCTCTGCGTAAGGAAGATTTAAACTTGCTTGCATATTGTATCTATAATTATTATTGTTAAAAACAGCATGAGTAGCCTTTGTGTTCCAAGCATATACAATAGGCGTATCATTTTCTGGAACACCATATTCGTCGTTATCATAATATATTTCTAAAGGTTTGTATTCGCTTCCAAGAGGACCCAACGGCAGGTATATACTTGTTCCTCTAACAGGATCTTTATGAGGATAAACAGACTCTAACGGACGATTTCTTAACACAAGGTACTTGTCAATATCCTCAGCAAAAATTGAAAACTTTTCTTTAAGTAAATCTGTAGCGGCACAATCCGGCCAAAAACAAATGTTTAGAACTGAATGAACATCCTTGTATTCAAGCGTTTTTGCTATTTCAAGTAGTTCTAGTTGTAAATCTTTTTCAACAGTTATGCTCAGTGGGCATATTGCGTTTTCTTTAACGCTGCTAGGCCAACTATCAGTGTCACAATTTAACCACAACCGTCTATTCAAACGAGGTTTATGAATTCTTTCTTCTTCTTCAGACAGCACTAATTCGTTTTGTTTTATTTCATTTCTTTCCATTTGATTCGATGACTCCAATATTAATCATAAACTCTAATACTGCACCAGTAAAATCATATTTGTGATATCTTACGCTCAGTCCGTTATGATGTTCTTTATGATATCCTTCACCTGCAACTAACAAGTTTATCCATGGTACGTTATGCACTTGAGATCCATTATGTGTAAGTGCATTTACCAATCCAAATCCAATTGTTGACAACACAGCAGGTATAATAATAAATGACAAAAATACATACGGACTAATCAAAAAACAAACAATTGCACTTGTTAACCATATTTTAAACCAATGATTGTGAAAGAACAGCATTCGAGGATTGCTAAACAAGTCTCTACTATACTTAGAAGGAATACTAGGTATTGTCCATAGACTAAAAAATACCTTCCAAAAGCCTTTGGTATTTGGACTATGTGGATCTAACTCAGTATCGCTATGATGGTGGTGCATACGGTGTGCAGCAATCCAACCAATAGGACTGCGAGAACCGGCGATTACACTCATATAAAGCGTTAGTATTTCAAAAAATGTTCCGGCAATAAATGCACGATGAGCCCAATATCTATGTAACCCTGCACTGATACCCACATGAGCAATAATTTGGTACCAAAGCACTCCAAATAATAAACTATTAACTACCATGTATTTCCTTTGTTATTTTATAGTAAAGACTTTGTATTTCTTGATAATTTTCTATAGCAGAAATATTTCTTTTAAAATTGTCTAAACTTGTATTATTATACATCTTATTAAAATTATAACATGTATTAACGTTCCAGTCAAGTTTATTCTTGTTTACTAGAGACATTCTTTCAAAGTATTTATAAACTAATTTAGTATCAATTTTTGCAGGAATATCTTTGAACTGAAAATCTATGTTGCCTGTTGCCATTGTTATAATTGAGCTTATAAATCTATGTAACGGATCTCTAACAATTTCGTATACTGTGTAATTTTGTTTGATATGCTGTATATATTGATCTGAAAGATTATGTAAAGTGTGCCAATGTCCGTGTAATATCCAATCCTGTGATATCAGTTCTTGATACGTTAAACAACTACTTTCTACACTTTCAGCAAAATGAAGGTACCCAATAGGATTATCAAACTGTAATGATAATTTGTTGGCTAAAGACCTTGATCCTGTTCTTGGATTTGATATTACTGCACATTTCATAATAGTGTTGCTACTAGGTGTACTCTTTCTTCTTTACTACCATTAAAAGCCGTATGCTTAACTACAGTATTTGTCCAATACCATTCGTTGTTTGGTATATGAAAACATTCGTCTTCAATAACCATAATACATCCTTCTTGCGTTTTAACTGGAAAATGCAAACGAGGAGAAGTATCTTTATGCCAACTTAAACAAGTCTTTGGCTTTGACTTCATTAATCGTAGTCGACCTATATTATATTCTTTTGTTATACTATTATATACGGATTCAAATAATGTGTCAACGAATAATGAACACAAGACTGTAAAATCTTTTTCAGTGTACTTAATATTGTACTCAGGAACATGCGTATATTCTTCTCCGTTGTTGTTTACACGAGTTTCTGCTTCTTCCCAGTTATATTGCAAACTACCGCATCCTAATTTGTAATCATCTACACCAGGTATAGTATTAATACAAACTTGATTTTGATACCAATTAATATTTAATTTTTTAAATTCGTTATATAAATCAAATGTAGGTAAATTATCTAATTTTTTAAAATATTTCATTTAATATAATTCCTACTGCTTCGTCAACTGCTATATAGTCTGTTACTTCAGGGTGTTTCTTAAACATTCGTTCTGTGCCTACATATCCAAAAGTAACATATTTTACATTTAATGTGCTTAATTTATCTAAGTCATCTGATAGTGTTTTTAATGTTTTCTTGTAAGTGTAATAATCTAATAGATTAGGTGCATCTTGTAAATTAATTTGTGTAACATTGCTTCCTACATTTATAACTATTTTATTTGTATTTTTAAACTCTTCATACAATTCTAAAAGTAATAAGGATTGTCCAAATTTATCTTCTGCACAATTGATAAAAACATCAGCGTCTAGATTTCGTTGAATAATACTAGTACGCTGTTGTTTATTGTTTATATCAAAGCCTGAAGAAAGACTATATCCTTTTACATTTGGTTGTAGTTTGTTGAATAGTTCTTTTCCAATACCGCTGGTATGACCCGTAACTACATACTTCATACTAAATGCGGTTAACTGTGATTTCCTGTTTCTTTAGTGCTGGAAATTTAAATCCAGTAACAGGATGTACACGTCTGTTAACTTCTTCGTTTTTGTACCCAATGCCCATTAACAACATTATATCATTTGATATTCCAAGATGTTCTTTGATTGCTTCGTTATCAAAACAAGCACAACACCCTGTATTATATCCAAGAATACTTGCAGTAAGATTTGCATAACCAGCTGCTACACCTGTACTCATATGGCTATCTTTTTTAAATGAATTCCAATCTTCTTTGGTTAAGTCATCATTTGTAAGATTTACAGTTTGTTGATTTCTACTTGAACCTAATGAATTTACTGTAAAGTCTTCTCTTTCAAATACAAACAATACATTTGCTAGTGTTTGACTATTTGTTGTAGTTTCGCCAGTATCGTAATTCTTTGTAAATCCGTCTGTCATATTATGAATAGCAAGTACAGTATCCTTATCAGTAATTACATGCACTTTATAATATGAAATGTTTTGTTTACTTGGACAATTTGTTACTGCATGAATTAAAAGATCAATATCCTCGTCTGGCATTGCCTGTGACAAATCAAAATTTCTTTGACAATGCTGACTTCTAATAATTGCTTTTTCAATATCTTTGTGAGTGATTTCCATGCTACTCTCCTTTAATATATTTAGCCAAATCTGGTAGGTAGTCTTTGAGATATTTTCCTTGTGCTCCGTCGGTGTCTTTTAAAAAATCTTTTAAATCATCAAACTGCTGTTGATTGAATTTATAAGTTTTAAAGAAATTTTTATTGTAATCATCTTTAATTGAATTAACATAACTTTCAGGCAAGGCGTTTAGATTTAGTTGCTTAGGATGTTCTACCCATTCGTATCCAAAATCTATACCTAATTCTTCTGCTGCTTCTTTTGTCATTTTTAAATATTTAACATTAAAAGCGTTTACTGTCGGAAATAGTGTTATGTAAGTATTTTTGTATTGTTTCGAAAATTCAATCCACTGATTTGTGACTTTTTTAATTATTTCAAAATTTGATCCTAATCGAGAATATTCAACACTACGATGCCAAGAATCAACGCTAAGGTGTAAATTTATTCTTTTCATTTGTGCTAAAATAGGTACAAGTTTTTTTGGAAAGAAACTAGTGTTAGTATGAACTTTAAATGTTACATTTGATAAATTACTGTGTTCTAGTAGATAGTTTAAAAAATTTGTAGTTTGTGGATCTACAAACGGTTCACCACCTAAAAACTCAATAAGCTGTAAATTTTTCAAGTCAATGTT